GACTCGCATGATTGTCTTAAAAGCAAGACAGTTGGGCGTAACTACGTTCTTTTCGGTGTTATTTTTAGACGATTGTTTATTTAATGCGAATAGGGAAGCTGGTATTATTGCGGATACCCGTGAAAATGCAGAAGAAATATTCCGCACTAAAGTAAAAGATGTCTGGGAGAACGTAGCCCGTGATATACCAGCCTTACGTGATCTAATTAAAAGTACAGTTAGCCTAGAGAGTGAACAAGGCAAGCGATTAATTTTTAGCAACGGTTCTGCTTTCAGAGTATCGACTTCTATGCGCTCTGGCACACTTAGCCAATTATTAATTACTGAGTACGGTAAGATTTGTGCGAAAGAACCTGAGAAAGCTAGGGAAGTGCGTACTGGTAGTATTGAAACATTGCCTAGAGATGCTCTATTAGCAATGGAATCTACTGCTATGGGTAACGAAGGTGACTTTTTCAATAAGTGCAGGGATGCGGAGTTAGATAATTTAGCACACAGAGAACTTACTACAATGGACTATAAGTTCTTCTTCTTCCCTTGGTATAAAGAGAAAGGATACAAGCTAGAAACTAAAGCTCCTATCCCACCAGATGTAGAAACATACTTTGACACACAATCTAAAGAGTTGGGAGTAGATTTTACTACTGCTCAAAAGGCTTGGTATAATAAAAAGCTCTCTGAATTAGGTGATGATGTAAAAAGAGAGTATCCTACTACTGCTAAAGAGGCATTTGAACAGAGTATTGAGGGAGCCTATTTATCTAGGCATCTACAGTCTGCATATGTAGACCAAAGAATTACTGATGTACCATATATTAGAAGATTGCCAGTACATACTGCATGGGATTTAGGTATTAATGACACAACTTGTATTTGGTTTTTTCAAATCCATCAGGATTGTATTAGGTTTATAGATTATTACGAAAATGCAGACGAGGGCTTGACCCACTACATTAATCTACTCAAACAGAGGGATTATAGATATGGCAAGCACCTTGCTCCGCATGATATTGAGGTAAGAGATTTCACTATAGGAAAGACTAGGAAAGAGTTTGCTAGGGAACAAGGTTTAATTTTTGAGACTGTACCTAGACCACATGATGTAATGGATAAGATTGAAAGCGCACGTTCTCTATTTCCACAATTTTATTTTGACGAGTCTAAGTGCTACAGAGGCTTGACTTGTTTAAAGAATTACCGTAAAGAATGGGATGATAAGAACGGTTGTTATAAAAATAGACCACTACATAACTGGGCTTCACATGGTTTTGACGCATTAGCTACTTGCTCTTTAGGCTTTGAGGCAGGTTATTTAAGTGTTAAGGTTATGCAAGACAGTGCAGTTGCAGAGTATGATGTATTTGATTAGGAGATGAAGTATGGGCATGGGAAGTAAGGGCGCAATGCCAGCAATGCCAGCACCCGTAATACAGCAAGCACCATCGCAAGACGATTACTTGCCGGAAAAAACACCGTTGCCAGAAATCCCTCAGGTTTCTCAAGCTAAACTTGATGATGAGAAGCGTAGAAAAATGCGTAGATTAGCTACTACCGATACAAGGGAGTCTAACATTACGAATATAGGTGGAGCATTAGGTGACGGATTAGTTGAAGATGAAATGATTGATAAACCCGGTCTATTTGTAACTCCTAAGAAGATAGGTGGGAGTGCCACAAAAGGACTACTAAGTTCATAAGGAGCAGTTATGGGTGGAAGACCGAGTCCTCCTAGAGTAGATTATGCCGCTATTGCTAGGCAACAGGAACAAGAGCGTCAACGCCAACAAGCGGTTGCTGACGAAAAATATCGTGTGCAAGGAGTGTCCGATTACATAGATTATATGTATGACAACCCTGAGCAAGTCACACATCAGGCATCTACTGGGCGTTATTTTAAGGCTACTAGCCCCGGTTCTGTGCCGGGAGATGCGTTAGCTAATTACCAGAGTGATAAATCTATTACCCCAGATTTAATTAAAGGTGATCCTAGTAAGTACTTTAAGAAACGTACCAGTGAAGCCACAATCCAACCGGGTAAAATACGTTTTGGTAGAATGGCAGATAGAGCCTCTTCCTCACAAGGTTTACTAGGTTCTGGAGAGCAAGAAAAGAAAACTCTATTAGGAGCCTAGCATGGCAGTAGCATCTGATTTAATGAAGCGGTATGAAAATTTAAAGAATGACCGCATATTATGGGAACCTTTTTTCCGTGATGTGCGTGACTACATTAGGCCACGCAAGCAACAAGTAGATAGCTCTCAAAGCATCAACGCTGAAAGACACACAAATAAAATGTTTGACTCTTCTGCACCAGAGGCAAGCCGTATTATGGCTATGTCTATGCAGAATGCCTTAGTCCCTCAATCAGTTGTTTGGTTTGGATTATCTATTCCTGCTGGGCACCCAATGGCTGGACTAAATGAAGTCCCTGCTGTTAAGCGTTGGTTTTATGATGTAACGCAAGCCATGTTTTATAGCCTACATGAAAGCAACTTCTACGCTACCATTGGTGAAGCCTTCTTAGATTTTACTTCATTCGGCACAATAAATATTCTCTTAGAAGAGAACGTAGGTATTAAAGATGGTTTCGGTGGCCTTGTATTTACCTCAATACCAACCGGGCAGTTTGTCTTTTCAGAAGATAAAAGTGGACAACCAGATACGGTATTCTGGGAGTATATTTTTACGGCACGGCAAGCTAAGCAGATGTTTGGTACTAAAAAATTACCAGATTCAATTAAGAGAGCAGTTAAAGAAGCACCCGATACTAAATTTACATTCGTAAGAGTTGTATTACCTAGTGAAGATTATGATTCTAAATCTGTAGACGCAATGAAGAAGAGATTTGCGACAGTAGATTTACATTATGATTCTAAAACTATTGTAAGACGTAGTGGGTTTGATGAATTACCATATGTGATTGGCAGATTTGAAAAGGCATCAGGTGAATTATGGGGCAGAAGTCCTGCCGACATAGCCATGCCAGATATAAAGACACTCAATAAGATCCGAGAACTGGAACTTAAAGGATTGGCTACTGCCGTTCATCCACCGTTGATTGCACCAGATCAAGGTATCATTGGTACATTCAGAATGACTCCATCAGCAATTAACTACTCTAGGGAGCCAGAACGATTTAAGTTCTTGCGCTTTGAGGGTAGGTTTGATTTATCCTCTCTAAAAGCTGACGAACTCAAGAAATCCATACGTGGCATTTTCTTAGCAGACCAGCTAGTACTACCAGAGAAGCTGAATATGACTGCTGAAGAAGTTGCTACGGTACGGGAGCAAATTCAAAAATTGCTTGGCCCTACTGTGGCTCGATTTGAAAGCGAAGTTCTTACACCATTAATGCTAAGAAGTTTCGGCTTAATGAATAGAGCCGGGGTTTTGCCCCCAGCACCACCAGAATTGGCTCAGTTAGACGAAATTGAGGTTGCATATGTTGGGCAGTTGGCAAAGAATGAAAAGATACAGGATGTCACCGCAATTCAAAGGTGGCTCGGTGTTGCCGCAAATATGGCTGGTTTTGCACCTGAGGTACTTGATAATATTAATGTCGATGAGGCATTACAAATTATTGGTGAAAGGATGGCTGTACCGACTTCTGTAATGCGATCACAAGAGGAAGTACAACAATTAAGGGCAGAACGGCAACAAAAACTTGCAATGCAAGAACAACTTGCCCAAGCCTCTCAGGTAGCTGAGGGTGCTGGTAAAGCCGCCCCAATGGTAACGGCACTAGGAGGACAAGATGCGTTCCCAGTACAATGAACTGGATGATATTAGAGAAGCTATTGCAAAAACGTTTTCTGGTACATACGGAGAACGAGTTTTAGGATTTTTAGAGGATGTTTATTTAAACCAAATATCAGCAGAGCCAAACGATCCTTACTCTACTTACTTTAACGAAGGGGGTAGGGGGTTAGTATTAGGATTGAAGGCGCAAATTTATGCCTACAAACACAGGGAAGAGAAACCTAACCAACAAGAAGAAGTAAAACTTTAATTAAAGGAGCAACAATGTCAGAGCAAACAGAGGCCGTTACAAGCGATAACCTCATTGATACGACACCAGAGGTAACAGAAGACAATTGGCAATCACAATATTTGCCAGAAGATTTACAGGGAAATGACACGTTATCTAAATTTAAAGATGTGGGGGCATTAGGCACATCGTATTTAGAGCTACAAAAAATGGTAGGTTCTAGGGTAAAAGTACCGGGGGATGATGCTACGGATGAGGATTTAAGTAGCTTCTACAACCAATTAGGTAGACCAGAGGCACCAGATAAGTATGAGTTACAAATGCCTAGCGAAGAATACGGGCAAGATAGAGTACAGGCTTTCTTAGAGCAAGCACACGCATCAGGCTTAACCAACAAACAGGCGCAAGCGGCTATTGATTTTTATCATAATATGGAAGTGGATGGTCAGGTTAATACAGAAGCATCTATGCAACAAGCAAAATTAGACGCTGAAACTGCTCTCAAGAAAGAGTGGGGGCCAAATGAGTATGCCCAAAATTTAGCTGTTTCCCGTAGAGCTTTTAATAGATTTGCTGATGAAGATTTAAAGCAGTTTGTTAATGACACGGGTGTAACAAATAATGTTGCTATGATTAAGTTTTTGCACCGTATAGGTTCTGCCTTTAACGAACCAGCACTGGCTGGGTCAGGCAAAGATTCAAGTTCCATTGACTCTGATTCTGCTAAATTAGAAATTGGCGCAATGATGAAAGATAAGACGCATAAGTATAATGAAGCGTTATTCGATAATACACATCCTAAGCATTTAGAGGCTTTATCATACAGAGATCATTTGTATGATGTAGTCTATGCGGAAGAGTAGTATGATTAAAGAAAACATTAAATGCTCTGACTGTGGGCAATTTACATACAGAGAGCGCACTGTAGGTAGTAAATCCACTAAAGAGCAATACGGGTATTGCTTACATTATGATCGGCAGACTTCTGCTGAGACATTTTATAGCGTATGCCCCGGTGCTTCACGCATTGCAGTAGTAAGTGAGAAGCCCAAGATTGTGAAGAAAACGGCCTTGAAAAAGACAACCAAATCTTCACGCAACATAGAGCCAGTATAGTGCTGACAACTCTTTTCCTTTTAATCTCTTATTTATAGAGGTCTATTATGAGTACTGAAGTCAATAAGGCGTTTGCCCAGAAGTTTAGGGATAGCTTTATCCACTTGGTACAGCAAAAAGGTTCACGTTTGCGTGAGTATGTTCGTGTTAATGCGGATATACAAGGCAAGTACGATCACTTTGACCGCTTGGGCAGTACATCTGCGCAAAAAATTACAAGCCGTCATAGTGACACGCCATTGATCTCTACCCCTCACTCTCGCAGGAGAGTAAGCATGGAAGACTATAACTGGGCTGATCTAGTTGATAAAGCCGATAAAGTCCGAATGCTTGCTGATCCTACCAGCGAATATATGAAAGCTGGAGTATGGGCTATGGGTAGAACAATGGATGATGTGCTTATCAGTGCAATGTTGGGCAATGCTGTAAGTGTGGATGAAAACGATTCATCTTCTAATGTGGCACTACCGTCTGCACAGAAAATTGCTGTATCGGGTACAACCGATATGAATATCACGAAACTGCGAGAAGCTAAGCAAATTTTAGATTCTTCAGACGTTGATCCTGATCTACCACGCTGTATTGTTATGAAGAGCAACCAGTTCTACGATCTCCTTGGAGACAGCGAAGTTCAAAGCTCAGACTACAATACTGTAAAAGCTCTAGTAGCTGGTGAGATTGATACCTTTTTAGGTTTCAAATTCATTCGCTCTGAGCGTTTAACAACCGATTCTAATGGTGATACCCAGTGTATTGCTTGGATTCACGATGGAGTTGGTTTGAGTCTAGGTATGGACGTTAAAACCGAAATTACGGAACGTTCAGATAAAAACTATAGTACGCAAGTCTATGCCCAAATGTGTCTCGGTGCGGTTCGCATTGAAGATGAAAAGGTCGTAGAGATTGCTTGTACTGATTCCTAAGGGAGGTGTATAAATGGCTACTTATAAAAGTACAGAGTATACTTCCGCTACGGACGGTACGGGTACTAAAAACGCTCCCACCACTTGGAATGGAGTAACTTATCGCTATTCACGATTTACTGGGCAAGCTCTCAGTTCTTCTGACGTAGTACAGGTTATGACAATTCCTTCTGGTGTACGCATTCTCCCTCAGTCGATGGCGATCATTAGTGATCTTGAATCTTCTGCTACGGTGAATGTGGGTTATGCGGCTCATACGACTCAGAGTTCTGGTGCGGCTGTTGTAATTGATGCTGATGCTTTTATCAGTGCAGTTGCCGCAGATTCAGCTAGAACAGTGACTAACTTTCACGAAAGTGGAACGCATGATACTGGGTATGTGACAACTGGAGAAATGATCCTAACGTTTGCGTTGGGTGCTGGTACTTCTCTGGCTGGCGATACATTTGATTTTCATGTGATGTACGCTGATCCTAACTAAACTTGTAGGGTGGCATCTTTGGGTGCCGCCCTGCTTTTAGGATACTTATGAGATTAAAAAAAGGAGCCATGTATTACGTAGAGTGGGATGATACTCTAATTCGTAATGATTGGTCTGAGGACGATACAACTGATTTTCTAGAAGACTCCCCTAGAGTACGTTTTATGGGCTGGTTTGTGAGAAGTAGCACACAAGCCAAGATTTTTTTGTTACAAGGAGATGTCCCACCGGGAACTACGGTTGGAGAAAGAATTAAAGTGCCAACTGGCATGATACGTGTTATTAAACGGTTAACATTTGCGGAGTAACAGATGGGTTCTAAA